CAGCCTCATCCATATTATTAGTAACTTTATCAGGGTCTAAATCCATAGCCTTTGCAATCTCACGAATAATATACTGAAATTTTGCAAACGGTGCAAGTGCAGGATTTGCTGATACCTGTAGGAATTGCATAAGTCTTTGGCTTCTAACTTCGTTTGCCATAAGACTTTCAGTGCCACGAGCCTTAACTTCTAAGTCACCTTTTGTACTTGGGTCATAGTTAAACTGCATATTAAATCTAAAAAATCCTTCACCTAATGGTTTAAGTAAATAATCATCTACATTTTTAATAACAGTTTTAATACTACCACTTGCAGCGTTCATCAACATAGATATACCTGATGCTGTTCTACCAACACCTGTAACACCTGTCTGTCCATGCGCAAACGATGGTAGTCCTGTAGACTCATCTGCAAGTTGTCTAGCCTTGTCAAATAGCTGTAAGTTTTCACTTGATACGTTTGGAAATTTTGTACCAAAGATAGCCTGACCCGGAGCGCCACCCTGTCTTCTAAATACTTTTCCCGGATACACTGACAAATCTTGACCCGGAACTAGATTAGTTTCGTCTACTTCTATTAATAAGTTTCCTGATAATACAGCATTATCAACTGCCATACGCATAAAACCATTCATCAGTGTTTGTGTATCATCCATATTTTCTGCAATACCTACACCAAAGAATGAGTATGGATTAAGTTCATACGGAACTGCCATGTAAGGTATCTTAGCAGGTTTAAATGGATTAAGAACCATACGTAATAGTTTACCGTTACATATCCATATGTTTGCCTGTAACTCATCAAACTCTTCTAAATCTTTTGGTATTTCTACATTGTTTTCTTTGAGCATGTCAATATCACACATACCCCAATATTCTAATACCTCAAATCTATATACACCATGTTCAGGTGCATAGTCTGCTAAATCATCTTCCCAATACTTTTTTGTATATGACTCACCTGATTCTATAACACTATCTATTACACTACTTCTAAAATGAGGTCTCTTCTTTAATGCACGTAACTGTGACCTAGACATTTTATGTCTTTCAATAACATACTGTGCCTCATCCATACTTGATGCATCAGGGTCAGGAAAAAAGTTCCAAACAGAAACATGTGATGTTGTAGGAACAGTTTTAAATACAGGACTATAGTCACCATCGTCTGACCAACTAGGATATTCTTTATCTGTAGCAAACGGTCCTTTCATCACACCTGTGCCAAATAGAGCCATTTCAAATGCTGTGCTTCTTAACTGTTTACTTGCGCCTGTTTCCTGCAATTGGTCAATAATTTTCTTTTCCATATTTTTTGCAGCAACCATAGCAGGACTAAATGTAACAGAAGATGGTGTTTTACCTGTTTCTTCTTTTAAACCTTTTACATCTTGCAATTTGTCTTGTAAAGGTCCTAGTCTATCTTGTAAACTTTTTTCTGTTGCACCTTTTGGAAAATCCATATCATCACCTTCAAATCCATAAGGACTTGATAATGATGTGCTATTTCTTAATTCTTCAGGTTCTTTTGGGTCAAAGCTAACATCTTTTGCAACACCTTCAGGCATCATTGTAGGTTCAATACTTATAGGAAATTTATTACCTGCAAATAAAACGTCAACAATTTGACCATATGCTGCAAGAGTTTTTGTCTTTGTTACTTTTATAAATACTCTTGATTTTTCAGCTTCTGTAAACTGTACATCACTTCCGTATATACCTCTATAATTTCTATAAGAACGTAGCCATCTTTCTTCGTCATAGGTTCTGTAGTCCTCTGCTCGTTGATAGCGTTCCTGTATAAAAGGTATTATACCACTTATCTTTTCATCAACAATTTCAGTATCATCTGTATCTTCTAGTGTTACTGAATTGTCTTCAATAAAAACTTCTTCATTTGGTTCTTCTGCCATATTAATATCCAAAAGTTGAATCGGCTACAGGCATACCTGTTGATGGTCTACCCATAGGGTCATAATCAAATATACTAAATCTTGGTCTTGTCATAATACCATATCTAAGCGCATCATACAAGTGGTCTTCTGACTTAGTATCTACATCCTCTGGATTTCTTTTATCCAAAGGTATCGCTGGTAGTTGTGAAATTATATTTGTGCATGTATTAAAAAATACAAGCCTTGGTTCTTCTGTAAATTCATCAACCTGTAATCTTCTATGTATTTCATTTTTTCCTGAAACACGACTACCTTTACTTCTATCTGATGGTCTGAAACGACATCCTCTACTAATCATTTGTTCTGCAAGTGAAGGACCTGTATCACCTCGTTTGTGCCATAAAGAACTATCTAACACACCGTACTTTATATTACCATCTTCTTCTTCTAGTTCTAGTATCATATCTGCTAAATCTGTTGCTAAAACTTTTGATACATAGAGTTCTCTATATACAATTATTTGTTCGCTTGGTGAAACAGCAAGCCATAATACACCACTATAAGAACCATATCCATAGTCACAAGCTCTAAACTTTACCCAATTTTTAGGTATATCAAAAGGCTCTATAACATGTATATCTCTATTAAACTCACCAAATGCTGCGCCTTCGGCAACATCCCAATCACCCTCAAGTAGCTGTTTTCTTTGGTGTTCAGGTAACGATAGAAGCATTGCTTCGTAGTCACCCTGCGAAGATAGATACGGATTGTCAGCAAGTTTAGCTGGTATAAATCTTCGTTTAAATAATGATTGCCCTGCTTTACTATGATTTTCAGGGTAAACTAAAACTCTACCTGTCTCTATATTTGTTGCATCAAATGCCTTATTGTAAGGTGCAGGGTCAATAAACATTTTCTTAACCCATTGATGACCCGGACCTCCGGGGTTAGTTGTTGCCCTCATATACACAGGTAAGTCAGATGCTGTAGAACGTAAACGTGAACGCATATAATTCCAAGCATATGGTGTTGACCACTGTGTTAATTCATCAAAGCCTATCCAACTAAAAGCTAAACCCTGATATCTTAATACATCATCATCTCTATCAAGATAAGACATCCATAGTCTAGCACCTGATGGTGCTTCCCACTGCATCTTTCTTTCTGACCACTTTATACCCTTCCATATTTGAGGATATAATTCCTTAGATTTAAATATAAGTTCTCTAAGTTCTTCTGTAGTGTGTCTTAATAACAATCCACTAAATGCAGGATGACCCATGTAACGTAGTGGGTCTGCTAACATAGCAAACGATTTACCACCACCTGCTGAACCACCATATAACACCTCTCTTTGAGAAGCAGCAAGAAACTCTGTTTGAGGTCCTTCGTTTGGTTTAAAAACAACATTCTGTTCTTCAACAGGTATTTGTTGTTTTGAGTCTATTTCTTTTATTTCAGGTTTTTGCACCTGTTCTTTGACTTTCGTACGCTTCTGCCGTTTCGATTGCTTTCTTAGCGTACTCGGACCATTTTCTAAGAGTTCTAGCTTTGTTCTTACGTTGTCTTTCATTCATTAATCTTTTTCTTAAACCTACATGAGATATTGTTCTATTTGTTTTAGTAGTTAGCCAATTAGCAACTTCTCTATAAGAATACTGATTTATATATTTACGAGCCAGTTCTATAGCTTCTAGTTCATAAGGTATTGGGTCAAGTAAATCTGAGTCCTCATCATTTAACTTATAACCAAACGGTATTGTTCTAGCTATTCGTGGTATCTGTAACCACTCTTTTTCATCGTCATCTTTTAAATCAACAGGCTGTGGAAGTTCCCAAGCCTTGCCTAATGTTCTAGTCATTCTGTTCTTTTGCAGGTAGTAACATAACTCCACCTGATGCTTCTACTTGTACTTTTTCTGTTTTAACTAAACCTACTCTGTCAAGAACTTCTTTTGAAGCATTTAACTTTTCTCTTATGCCTAGCTCCGTTGGATTTTCTATACCACCAACTAAACCATAAGCAGCAATAGGTGCATTACGTGCTAAATAAGTTTGTGTAGCTTCCATAATCTCGTCTTTCATTGAGCGTATTATTTCGCTTAAACTTGTTGCAGGAGAATACCCTGCTATAATTTTAGCATTTGTTACACTACCATTTGCCTCTTCAAATAGTACATCTAAAAATTTTTGTTGTCTTTCAGTTAATTTTCTAGCCATGTTTTATAAACTTTCTCTTTCTAGGTTTAAAAAACTCTTTTAAGTTTTCTATATGTTTTCTTCTTTGTTTTTGTTTTTTTAACTCAGACCGACTGCTTTCATTCGAGATATAAGCCTGTCTGCTCTGTTTGTTACTTGTTTGTACCATCTTGAATCCTGCATTTGATTTCCTGCTTCAATCCAATCGCCATCTCTGATAGCTTGTATCATTTTCTTAAATTTAGATAATCTAGGTCTGCCCATGTTAAACATCATGTTAGCTGTAATGAGTTGCACCTCTTCAGGTA